AGATCAATAGTCCTACCGGTAAATTGGCGATTGAAGCTGGAAAAAATGCAGTTGCGAACGTTCTGCTGAAGGACTCAGTGAGACTCATCCCAAGGGGTGGGCTCATACCGTAACGAAAGGGGTGGTAGTGAATGAGTTTGTCAAACACTGCTACTCCTCGTTACTACGCTGATTTTCGAGCGAAAGTTCTACGAGGAGAGATTCCGGTTTGTCGTGAGATCTCGGATGAGATGAATCGGATCGATGCTCTAGTTCGTGATCCGAACATGTGGTACGACGATGATGCTGTCGAAGGCTTTGTTAAGTACTGTGAAAACGAACTCACACTTACCGACGGCGGCGACTTACATCTACTCGATTCGTTCAAACTTTGGGCCGAACAGATCCTAGCATGGTACTTCTTTGTCGAACGTAGTGTCTGGCGGCCAGGGAAGAATGGCGAAAAAGGTCGATACGTCACGAAGTTGATCAAGAAGCGATTGGTCACTAAACAGTATCTGATTGTCGCTAGAGGTTCTGCCAAATCGATGTACGCTGCTTGTATTCAGGCATTCTTCCTGAATGTGGATACAGCGACTACACACCAGATCACTACTGCGCCTACGATGAAACAGGCAGAAGAAGTGATGTCGCCAATTCGAACGGCGATCACTCGAGCTCGAGGGCCACTGTTCCAGTTCCTCACAGAGGGATCGTTGCAGAACACTACTGGTAATCGAGCTAACAGAGTCAAGTTAGCTTCGACCAAGAAGGGCATCGAGAACTTCTTGACTGGATCGATCATCGAAATTCGCCCGATGTCGATTAACAAGTTGCAGGGATTGCGTCCGAAGGTTTCTACTGTTGACGAATGGTTGTCTGGTGACACAAGAGAAGACATCGTTGGTGCTGTAGAGCAAGGTGCGTCTAAACTAGACGACTTCTTGATCATCGCCATCAGTTCTGAAGGAACAGTTCGAAATGGTCCTGGCGACACCATCAAAATGGAACTGGCAACGATCCTAAAAGGCGACTATAAGGCTCCTCACATTTCGATCTGGCACTACAAGCTAGACGACATTGAGGAAGTTGGTCAACCAGAGATGTGGATCAAAGCGAATCCTAATCTCGGTCAGACAGTTACCTACGAAGTATACCAATTGGACGTTGAACGAGCTGAGAAAGCTCCTTCAACCCGAAACGACATTCTCGCCAAGCGATTCGGTATTCCAATGGAAGGGTATACTTACTTCTTCACCTATGAAGAAACGATCGTGCATCCGACTCGAAGTATGGATGGTATGGCTTGTGCTCTTGGCGCCGACTTGTCACAAGGCGACGACTTTTGTGCGTTTACATTCATGTTCCCACTCAGAAATGGGTCATTCGGTATCAAGACTCGCAGCTACATAACCGAGTTGACATTGGCGAAATTGCCGGGAGCGATGCGTCGCAAGTATCAGGAGTTCATGAATGAGGGAAGTCTTCATGTGATGCCTGGAACACAAGATGGCAAAGTGGTGTTGGACATGATGGAGGTCTATGAGGATCTCGAAGGGTTCATTGACCACTACAAGTATGACGTTCGTTGCTTTGGTTTCGATCCGTACAACGCCAAAGAATTTGTGATTCGGTGGGAAATTGAAAACGGTCCATTCGGGATCGAGAAGGTCATTCAGGGGGCAAGAACAGAATCAGTTCCTCTTGGTGAATTGAAGATCATGGCGGAACAGCGAATGCTGATCTTTGATCAAGACCTAATGTCATTTGCGATGGGTAATGCTGTCACTGTGGAAGACACAAACGGCAACCGTAAGCTGATGAAGAAGCGAATGGAGGAGAAGATCGACAACGTATCAGCCATGATGGATGCATACGTTGCCTACAAAGCGAATAAGGAGGCGTTTGAATGATCATCGCTAACAGATATTCAAGCGCCACGAGGGAGGTGATGGGATGGCGATAGCCGATAGACTTCGAAGAGTCCTGAACACCTTTCTTCAAAATCCAGTAGGAGTACTTCAGTCGGCTCCTGGTCCAAGTTCTAGTCGATCTCCAGAGCATCGAGTTCAGCGATTCACATACAATGACAAATCGATTGTGTCTTCGGTAATCAATCGAATCGCTATGGATGTGGCAGGCGTTCAAGTCAAACACGTCAAAACGGATGAAGATCGACGATATTCGAGTGACATGGACAGTCAACTACAGCTGTGCTACATTCTTGAGGCTAATATCGATCAAGGACCTAGACAGTTTCGACAAGACATCGCATTAACTCTCTTTGATTTGGGGGTGGCTGCGATTGTTCCTGTCGACTACACGACTGATGAGCAAGACACTCATGTAGTCGATGTGATCACGATGCGTGTTGGTGAAATCCGAGAATGGAAACCAGAACACGTTCGTGTCAGTGTGTACAACGAAGATCCTGACGTAGGTCGTCGGGTGGACATATGGGCAGAGAAGACCAAAACTGCCATTGTTCAGAACCCGTTGTTCGCAGTGATGAATGATACTAGCGGTGTTACTCAAAGACTCATGCGCAAGTTGAGCCTCTTGGATAGCGCCGATGAAGTAGTTGCATCTGGTAAATTGGACATACTCGTTCAACTACCATACGTAACTAAGTCAGAAGAGAGAAGGCGACAAGCAGCGCAAAAAATGGCTGACATCGAATTCCAACTCAAAGGTAGCGAGTATGGGGTTGCTTACATCGATGCCACGGACAAGATCACGCAGCTGAACCGTCCTGCTGAAAATAATCTACTGAAGCAGATTGAGTATTTGGTCAACCTGCTGTATGGGCAACTCGGAATAACCCCCGAGATCATGAATGGTACCGCCGATGAACCGACGATGCTTAACTACTACAACAGGACAGTGATACCTGTTGTCGAAGCCATTGTCGAGGCAGAAATTCGAGCATTCATTGGCAGACCCGGAATGGACCGTAACGAATGGATCATGTTCTTTACAGATCCGTTCAAGTTTGTTCCGCTATCTCAACTTGCCGACATTGTCGACAAGCTTGCTCGAAACGAAGTGATGACCTCCAATGAGTTCCGTCAGAAGCTTGGACTCAAGCCGTCGACAGATCCAAAGGCGGACCAACTCATCAACAGCAACATGCCGCAACCACCACCAAACTCAGAGGTTCAGACATCTGAAAGGGACAGTCAAAATGAAAGCTGATTTCAGCGGTTGGGCCACCAAGGCCAATGTCCGCTGTTCGGATGGGCGCACGATCATGCCGGATGCCTTTGCGCATCAGAACGGTTTGCGAGTGCCTCTCGTCTGGCAGCATGGACACAACACACCCGAGAACATTCTTGGTCACGCAATCCTGACGGCGAAGCCCGAAGGTATGTGGGCAGATTGTTTCTTCAACAAGAATGTCCAAGCAACTGCTGCACACGAAGCAGTTGCACACGAAGACATCACCATGATGTCGATTTGGGCTAACAAGCTCAAGGAAAAGGCCCTACAGGTTTTCCACGGAGCAATCCGGGAAGTCAGTTTGGTCATGGCCGGTGCAAATCCGGAAGCCAAGATTGTCAACGTCACGATTCGTCACTCCGACGATCCCGACGATGTCAGCGTTCTTGACGAAGAGGCAATCATCCATACTGGGTTGAAAATCGAACTCGACCACGAAATCGAGGAAGAGGACGACGACAAGGATGATGCCAAGCATGCCGACGGCGACGACGGCGAAACCGGTAAGAAGGGTTTTGACCCTCAGGCGGTGTATGCCTCATACAACGAGGATCAACTCGAACTTCTACACTTCCTTGTTGGGGAAGTCGAGCTCGAGAAGGAAGGCGGCGACGCCAAGCAAGACGACATGCAACATGACCAGAACTCAGAAGGGAAGAAAGTGACTAGGCACAACGCATTCGAAGACAAGAACAAGGGTGGTGGAGTGCTCACCCATGATGAGTTGGTTCAGAAAGCCAACGGTGGAGAGCTCAAGCATTCGGAGTTCCGTCATTCGGAGCTCGGAGAAGAGCTGGCAGTACTTCTTTCGGATGCTCGTGAATCCGGCGCTCGCAGCGTCAAGCACATCATCCAGAAGTTCGTGCTGCAACACGGCATTACCAACGTCGAAGTCCTGTTCCCCGAAGCGACCGACGTCAATGGCGGTCCTCCTTCGTGGATCACGAGGCGGATGGAGTGGGTGGAGCCGTTTCTCAGTGCCACTTCCAAGCGTCCCACGGGTCGCATCAAGACTCGCACGGCGGATCTGACATTCGAGCAGGCTCGTGCTCGGGGTTATATCAAGGGTACGTTGAAGAAGGAGCAATTCTTCGCCATCTCGACCCGTGAGACCACCCCCAAGACGGTCTATAAGAAGCAGAAGTTCGATCGTGACGACATCATTGATGTCGAGGACTTCGATCTCATCGCTTGGATCAAGCCCGAGATGCACTTCATGTTGCGTGAGGAAATCGCTCGTGCGGCACTCGTTGGTGACGGTCGTGCAGTCGACGATCCGGACAAGATCGATGAAGACAAGATCCGCCCGATTGCGACTGACGATGAGTTCTATACGACTCAGATCTACGTCAATGTCGAGGATGCGAGCTCGTCGATGCATGAGGTTGTTGATGCGGTGATCATGCATCGGTCAAAGCTCAAGGGCTCTGGATCTCCGAACTTCTACACCACGGAGTACTGGATCGGTCGATTCCTCACGACTCGCAACCCCGATACGGACGAGCGGATGTTCAAGTCAGTTGCTGACATCGCCACGGAACTTCGTGCTCGGGAAGTCATTCCCGTCGAAGTACTCGAGGATTCGCCGACGATCGTCGGCATCTTTGTCAATCCGGTGGACTACACCTTTGGCGCCGCCAAGAAGGGTCAGATCACTGATTACGAGGACTTCGACATTGACTACAACCAGGAGAAGTTCCTGACCGAGACACGCTTGTGTGGAGCACTGACGCAGTACAAGTCTGCGATGGTGGTCAACAGTGTTGCGGCCGGCGCTGCTCTGACTGTTCCGAACGATCCGACCTTCGTTGAGGAAACTGGCGTTGTCACAATCGTGGCGACCACTGGCGTGGTCTACAAGAACGACGACACTGGTGCCACACTGAGCACTGGCGCCCAGGCGGCGCTTGATCCAGGTGAAACACTCAACGTCAAGGCGCATCCCGCTTCGGCCAGCTACTACTTCGCTGACAGCGACGTCGATGGTTGGACGTTCACACGTCCTGAGTGATCATCTAAGGAGTTCCGATGACAAGGTTCTACGGAAATGTCGGATATGGGGAATCGGAAGAGAACCCCGCAGATTCAGGAAACTGGGTGGATGTCATCACCGAGCGAGACTATTACGGTGATGTTATTCGTAACACACGGAAACTCGATCCAAATACTGAGTCGGTCAACAGCGATATTTCCGTCGGAAACTCAATCAGCATCATGGCTGATGAGTATGCCTTCGAGCATTGGCATCTAATCAAATACGTGGAGTGGGAGGGGCAACGCTGGACAGTTCCCTTAGTGGAAGTTCAGCGCCCCCGCCTCCTCCTTAGTATTGGAAAGGTGTACAATGGGCCGACCGCGATCTGAGCTTCAGACACTCCTCAAGACGATTACCACCAACGTATATTTCCAGCGTCCACCGACTACTGGAATGAGTTATCCATGCATTCTCTACTCTCGTGATTTCGCAGAGACTGAGTTCGCAGACAACAGTCCATACCGTCATACGTTACGCTATCAGGTGATCTATATTTCGCTTGACCCTGACGATTCTGTCAAGGCGGCGATTGCAGCTCTCCCTATGTGTGTGTTCGACCGATGGTATCCGGCTGACAACATCAACCACGACGTATACAAGCTGTTCTTCTAGAAGGAGAAAAATCGAAATGGCACTAACATGGGACGGTGTCGGCGAAAAGTTTTTCGAAACTGGAGTCGACCACGGTGTTCTCTACATCCCCAATGAGGACGGTGAGTACGACAACGGTGTGGCCTGGAACGGTCTTACCAATGTCACCGAATCACCGACTGGGGCCGAGCAGACCAAAACCTACGCAGACAACATCATTTATGGTGTGCTGACGTCGGTCGAGGAGCTCGAAGGCACAATCACGTGTTACACATATCCACCTGAATTCGACGAGTTCAACGGCAAGGTCGAGGTCGCCCCCGGCTTGGTTGCTGGTCAACAGAGTCGTAGAGCATTCGGGTTTGCGTATCGCACACGCAAGGGCAACGATGTCGCAGGAGATTCCTTCGGCTACAAGCTGCATTTGCTTTATGGATGCTTCGCTGCTCCCTCCGAGGAGTCGCACGACACGGTGAACGATTCACCGGAGATGACCGAACTCAGTTTCGAGCTGACGTCGGTTCCGGTTCCCATCACCATTGACAGCGTCCAGGTCCAGACATCCGTGCTCACGGTCGATTCGACCACGGCAGATCCGACTCAGTTGGCGGCACTCGAGGCGTTGCTTTACGGCGCATCCGGTGATCCTCAGCTGCCCACCCCGGATGAAGTCAGTGCACTTCTGAACGGCACTGCCACTGCAACCAACATCACCGTGGCTGCCGCTACGGATGCTGTTGCCATCGGTGGTACCACAACCAATGTTCGCTTCACGACGGAGCATTGGGATGGCGACAGTTGGGTTGTCGATGGCGACACTCTGTCCGAGGCCGGAACCGAAGCACTGGTGCTTGTCACTGGTACGGTGTACCATGTCACGTTGTCGCCGATTACTGGCTTCTACATCCCTGCCGCTCAGACACAGGAGTACTACGTCGTCCCGACGTGATGACATTGGGAGGTCAGAGAATGCTCACTATTACTGTTCCAGCCATGGAAATGTGGAATGAAGAGAAAGACGTGTTCGAAAGTGGATCGTCGTTTCAACTTCATCTTGAGCATTCTCTGATCTCTCTGTCAAAATGGGAGTCGAAATACGAAAAGGCATTCTTGACTGATGATCAAAAGACTCAAGAAGAAATGCTCTGGTACATTCATTTCATGGTAATTTCCCCGGGGGTTACCTTCGAAAAGCTTTCCAGAATGTCGGTTGAGAATCTGGAAGAGATCAATAAGTACATCGATTCCAAACAAACAGCGACAACATTCAGAGAACAGCCTGTGAAGAAGGGTCGGTCGGACAAGATCACTGCGGAGATGATCTACTACTGGATGTACTCCTTCGGCATTCCCACTGAATGGGAGAATCGACATCTCAATCAACTGTTTGCTCTGATTCGAATTTTCAGCGTAAAGCAGGCCAAGCCCAAGAAGCAGTCTAGATCAGAGATTGCCGAATGGCAACGTTCAGAAAACGCAAGAAGAAGAGCTGAACAGGGAACCAGAGGATAGGAGGGATGATGACAACTCTTTCGTGGGATGGAGTAGGACAGAAGTTCTACGAGTATGGCGTTGATAGAGGAGTTCTATACCTCGAAGATGGTAGTGGAGTGGAGTGGAATGGTCTTACATCCGTCGACGAGAAATTCACTGGTGCTCAGGCAAATCCGATCTATTGGGATGGGGTCAAGATCGATGATGTCATCGCTGTGGCCGATTTCGCTGCCTCACTCAAGGCAATCACGTATCCACCAGAGTTCGAAGAATACGAAGGGATCGTGGAATCCGACAATGGGATGATGGTGACGGCGCAAGTTCCGATCTTGTTTGGCCTCTCCTGGCGAACTTTGATCGGCAACGATGTCCAAGCAGCTTTTGGATACAAAATCCATGTTGCTGTGAATCTCAGCGCAGTGCCAGCTCAAAGATCAGCGAACACCATTGGCAAAAACGTAGACATGGTTGAGTTTGAATGGAACCTTACAGGAACTCCGCAAAGAGTCCCAGGCTTCCGTCCGACAGCGCATCTCATATTTGATACCTCCAAATCCCAACCCGAATTCGTGACAGCTCTAGAAGCGATTCTCTATGGAGACGAAACGAATGACGCACATCTACCATCGTTAGGAGATTTGGTGACAATCGCCAACGTCTGGACCGCTTAGGAGATATCGTGTTTCAGGTAACTCATTCAGGTTCGTTCAAGCACACCGAAAAGTTCCTTCGAAGCATGAGTAAGCGTCGGCAGTATGGTTGGTTGGATAGCTATGGGATTCGTGGAGTAGATGCTCTTTCGAATGCGACTCCAAAAGATACTCGAGAGACATCCAAGCGTTGGCGATACGAGGTTCGTGAAAACCGTGGTGAAATCACCATATCCTGGTTCAACGACAACGTTGAAAATCGGATTCCAATCGTCATTCTGATTCAATACGGTCATGCCACCAGAAACGGTGGATACGTACAAGGTAGGGACTTCATCAACCCTGCAATGCAACCATTGTTCGATCAGATGACCGATGAGATTTGGAAGAGGGTGACACGATGAGTTCGATTGACAACAGAATCATTCACATGACGTTCGACAATGCGAAGTTCGAACGTGACATCGCCACGTCCATCAAGAGTCTTGATCAGCTCAAGCACGCAATGGATTTCAAGAACGTGAGCAAGACGTTTGGAGAATTGTCCAAGGCGTCTACGCTCAAAATGACAGTCGATACGTCGCAGTTCACTCGGAGCATGGCTCAGGCAACAGGTGATGCCAAGAGTCTTCAGAACAATTTGAACTTCGGAGCCACAGGCAAGAGTTTCGGAGAGTTCGCACAGCAGGTTAAGGGCTTCAATCTCGAAGGGATGGCGACCTCCATCGGAGGCGTCAGTAAGAAGTTCTTGGCACTTGCCACGATTGGTATCACTGCGCTAGCACAGATCGCATCACAAGCAGTTCGTACTGGTATCGACATGGCGACGTCGTTGACGACGGACCCAATCATTCAGGGTTTCCGTGAGATGGAAACCAACATGAATTCGATCCAGACGATTCTGGCAAACACGTCGAAACAAGGAACGACGCTTGAGCAGGTCAATGCTGCACTGAATCAATTGAACGAATACTCAGACAAGACGATCTATAATTTCGCTCAGATGGCGAGGAACGTTGGTACGTTCACCACTGCCGGCATCGATCTCGACACTTCAGTTGGAGCGATCAAGGGTATCTCTAACCTCGCTGCCTTGTCTGGCTCGAGCGCTGAACAAGCCGCTACCGGAATGTATCAGCTCTCTCAGGCATTGAGCGCTGGTGTTGTACGACTCAAGGACTGGATCTCAGTCGAGAATGCTGGCTTCGGTGGAAGAATCTTCCAGGAGCAGTTGTTCGAGACGGGTAAGGCACTCGGTAAGTTCGGCGATATTCCGATGGACATGACGTTCGACGAGTGGGAGAAGAGTGGCGTCCGATTTCGTGAATCTCTGGAACAGGATTGGTTGACGGCTGACGTTTTGACCACGGTTCTGCAGGGCTTCACTGGTGATCTCACAGAGGCTCAACTCGTCGCTCTCGGATACACCGAAGAGCAAGCTACTGAATTGGCTCGCCTCGGTAAGTTGGCCAGCGATTCTGCCACTGAAGTCAAGACGCTCACACAGCTTCTAGGCACGGTCAAGGAGTCAATTGGTTCCGGTTGGAGCCGTTCTTTCCAACTTATATTCGGCGACTTCAATGAAGCCAAAGCAACGTTCACCGACTTCAACAACATCATTGGTGAATGGGTTGGTAAGAATGCCGATGCCCGTAACAAGGTATTGAGTGACTGGAAAGCTCTCGGTGGTAGAACACTGATAATCGAGAAGATCAAAGATCTGTTCTCTAATCTGAACAAGATCATCGATCAAGTCCAGTTCGCATTCCACGATATCTTCCCACGGATGACTGGTGAACGGTTGTTCGAGCTCACTGAGAAGTTCGGTGAATTCGTCGACAAACTGGATCTTGGTAGAGCTGGTCTCGATCGAGTGGCTAGATACGCTTCGGCATTCTTCACATCGATTGACATTGGTCTTCAAATCGTCAAGCGGTTTGGTGAGTTCGTTGGAGATCTGTTCCAGTACTTCACTGGTGGAGGTGGAGCTGAGAACGCTCTCAACTTCTTTGACAAGATTGCTCGCTACATCCAGCATCTTTACAACACTCTGGTGGCCGGTGGAGGTATTGACGCGTTCTTCGACAGTCTGACTGAGAAGATCACAAACTTCGTTGATGCGTTCAAAGCCGATCCTTCCGGCAAGATCAAGGAAATCGCAGGGAACCTCGGTAGTGCCCTCGGGCAGCTATTTGATAGTCTTTTGTTTGGGAATTTCCATGGCGGATACCTTGCAGAGGATTCTCCGATCGTTTCGTTCATATTCAATGTTCGGGACAAGATCAAAGAAGGCATGAGTCAAATCGGAGAGGTCCTTGCTCCGATGCAAGAATTCATCAATGGTCTTCTTGGAACCAATTTCGACATCCACATTCCGGATGCGATCAAGAATCTGTTCACTTCGTTTGCCGAGAACGTCGATGGCAACACTAGCAATTCGCTGGCGGGTGGCTTCGATCGGGTCAGAGGTTACGTCGACAAGATCCAGGAAGGTTTGCAAAAGGCGAAGGACGTTACCAGTACGATGTGGGACGTCGTCAAGAAGATGGGCGACGCTTTCCAGTGGATTTGGAACACCGGTAGAACCGTATTCGATGTAATTAGCGACGTTCTTGGTGATATTTGGGACTTCGCTAAGAAGATCGGTCCTACGTTGCAAGACGCATTCATGAGTGAGGAGTTCGATCAATTCCTCAATCTCTTGGATTCGCTCGGCATTCTTTC